AGAAGCGACCGCAACAACAGGCTTTTGAATGATGCCCTGGAAACAGCGCAGGCAACTGCACTGGATTGTCACTTTCGGGGCAACAGTCTGGTCATCGTCGCTTCGCGCCTGAACGGCGGGCATGTACGGATCATCGAAACGCATTTTGAGTCCGTTCGCGACATTGAGGAACGGCTTGGCGGGTTCGTCGCCCCGTTCGCCGTGATCGAGCCACGACAGCGCGCTAACGGTTCGCTTCGTGTGTTCGATATGCCCCACAACAGTTTTTAAACGAGCGAGGTGACGGGATGAAAGACGTTGAACGCCGAGAGACAATGAGAGCCGAACTCTCGCCCGACTGTTACGACGGTGATCAGTTCGACCAGATAAAGCATCTATGGAAAACCTCCTGTGAGGGAGACATGGGCGACGTCGGAATCGAGGAAACGCTGATACTCGGCGCGGACATATTTCCGCCCGGCACGAGGATCAAAATCGAGGAGCCTGTTTGCCCTGATTGCGAGAGAATCCCAATACCGGAACCGAACGGAGGTGGGTGGCCTTCGAAATGTGTCTGCGGCTTCGATTGGGAAGCCTGGACACGAAATCAATATTCCTGATTTGGAGGGAATAGACGGATGAAATTCAAGAACGCGCTTTTCGTGGCCGCGATCATTGTCGCATCGCTCGCCGTTGCCGCATCGGCCCGCGCCTATCCCGTGTTCTACATGGAACGGGACGGCGACCAGCGATACACCGCCGAATGGCAATTCGAGACGATCACGCCCAACACGCCACAACACGCCCGCAGCGGCCCTGTCACGCTCGGCCTATGGGACGGCATCACATTGCAGGAAGGTAGCTTCGGCCCGCGCCTGTCGTTCTTCCAGGTCGACGCAGCGGGCAATCTCGGACCTTTCACCGCTTTTGCCTTCGCGCAGGGGTTATCGACGCTGTTCAATTTCCAGACGGACGGGACGTTCACCTATACCGCGCCGGGTGAAAGCGGCGGCGGGACGTATGGCTGGCTCGATGCGGTGTCGGTGCCAGCGCCAGCGGGGGCGGGTTTGCTTGCGCTTGGGGTTTTGTTTATCAGGAAGGAACGGAAATGAACATCAAAGGAACTTTTTGCCGCAGGTGCGACTTGCACGCGATCGAGAACGAAAAGAACAAGGCCCGCATCGAAGAACTGGAGGCGGCGCTGGATACCTGGCAGGTTCAGTATCAGAACGGTCGCGACCTTTCCCATATCGATGACAGGACAACGAAGATTCTCAACAGCGAAACGGGACGGGACGCCGACAAGTCATAATAGCGCCCCGCCCCACCGCTGACCGGACAGCGGGTTAGATTTCAAATATGGAGGCCGATCAGTATGGAGCCGATCAAACTCAGTATCAAGTACGGCGTCGAAGAATTTCGCGGCCCCTATTACTACGCATCAAACCCCGCACGGATCAAGGCTGACCACCCGGAAACGGCGTTGGTCGATGTCTTATTAGACCCCGCTGTGCCGCCAGACACACTCGAATGCCGACGCGGGGACGGGGGTTTAATCAGCAAGATGGTGTGGCCGGACTAGCAAGCCTTCGGAGTAACCCCGAGGCGTTTTGCGATCTTCCGGTACTCGGCGCACTCCCGGCGGGACAGCTTGCCGCCCCGGTCCAGGAGACGCTCGTAATTTTCCAGCCGCACCCAATCGACGTTGACCGCGATCTGCGTCAAGCCCTGCTTAACCTCGCGCACTTCCATGATATACGCCGGGCGGAATCCGAAATGATCGGCGGTAGCGTACACCCCGCCGGTGCCGCCGAGAGACGCAATGATGATGGCTATCAGCTTGAGCGGGGTCATCGTTTTCGCAAACCCCCTGAGCGCCCGAACCGACGACGCCATGTCGCTACTTGACCGGGGGGCGCTGCAGCAGAGGCCGAGCCGCTTTCCGCGCCGCCGACCAGGCGAACAGACGTCAGCGTCGGCGATGCACTCTCAACGGTGCGGGCTGGTTCCCATTCCCACCAGATATCATCGCCATCCGCGGCGTCGATATCCGCAAAATCCAAATCGTTCGTGCCGTTCGCCACCGCGAGCGTTTGCCCGGCAGGCGTCGTGTCGGAATACACCGTCAGATTGGCCGAGGTATTGGCCGGCAGGCTGGCAACGATCGTCGCCGTCACACCTTCTCCGGCTGCGTCGGATGCCTGAACTGCCGATTCCAGAATAGCGGCGTCCCAGAAAACATCGTAATCGGCCTGCACGTCGGCATCGGATAGAAGTTCGTCCAGATAGAGCGCCGGCACTGCGATGTCGCCGTCGAACGATTCAGGCGTACCGAAGTTCAGCGCGTAGCCCAGATGCAGCGGGCCAACCATACCGGCAACGCTCTGCGCGATATTCCCCACGATCGCACCATCGACCGACGCTTTGAGCCGTCCGTTGTCGCCGTCACAGATCAGGCCGACACGGTGCCACTCGCCATCGTTTACGGCATCGCCAGTATCGACGACGGTTGTGCCCCCGAAGGCAACGCGGAATTTCCCGCTGGTATCGAGCCGGGAATAGAATGCCGACGTGTTCTGCCCGCCGAACAGGTAATTATTGACCGACGTTACCGACGTCTTGATCCACATGAACAGCGCCCAATTGCTGTTCCCGTTGTAGCTATAGCCGGACGCGGTAATGATCTTCGACGTCGTGCCGTTAAAACTGATCGCGTCGTAACCGAACGGTCCTGTCTGCTCGTATGTCAGCGCCGTGGCGGTCCCCGGCATATCACCGCGCGTCGATTCATCAATATTCCCGGACGCCTCGGAGAAATCCCAAAACGCCGACATCTTCGCTTCGATCCCCGTCGGGCGCGCGAGTTCCGCCGCGGAGACCGGAGCCATGAGAAACTCGCCGGCCTCGAAGTCGTGATAGATACCCTGCAACCACACCACCGGCAGATCGGCATGTGGCCCGGTCAGGCTCCACGGCACATAGGGCCGGATGTTCTCACGGTTTCCCGGAGACGCCGCCTGCACCAGCGTAGACGACCACGAGTCCCCATCATCGGCTGTCGTGTATTTGTAAATCGCGGCGTCGTCGGGGCCGGGGCTGTTGATCGAAAGGTACATCTCTCCATCAGCCGCATGGTTCAGGCTCATGCCGCCCGAGTATTCTTCCTGACCCGAAAGATTGCTGTTGTAGATCGGCTCTCCTGCCGAGACGACGCTTGCATTGACGTCCCATGTCGAACCGTTCCAGCGCGCGTAACCATAGGTGTGGTCTGACCCGCTCGGAACACGGGCAAAGGCAAGCTGGACGTTTCCGCCGTTATGAGAGCAATCCCATATCCATGCATCCTCCCCGCCGCCGTCGCTGTCGTAAACCTTGGGGATGCTGTCCAGATCCGCACTGGAACCGATAGACGTTCCGTCGGCCTCGTACAGCGTACCGCCCTCGAAATAAGCATGACGGACATGCTCCCGGCTTCCCGACTGATCGGCATAAGAAAGACCGAGATCGAACCTGTCGGTTCCGTCGAAGCCGATCTTGAAATAAACGAAATCGCTGCCCGTGCCGTCGGTGACCAGATCGGTTTCACCGCTCCAGGTCGAACCGTCGTTGTCGGTGTACTGATAGACGAGGTTGTGCCCGTCATCGCGATAAAAAATATAGATGCGGCCGGTATCGGTCTGGAACGGCGACGGATAGGTGTTGTCGTTGCCGCCGGTCGTTAGAGCCGTCTCAGACCCCCATGCTGAAATATCTCCGGCACTGGTCGAGATACGCCAGAAGACATCCGCACCGTTATGCTCGGAATACGTGACGAAAACCTTGCCGTCGTCCAGTATGCAAATGCCGGGGTTGGCGTGGTCGTCTTCCGTGATCCCGGTTTTGAGGACGAAGGATTTACGCTCGCCCGTGCTGTGGTTGAAACTCGAAATACCGATCTGGGCCGCGCTGTCCGTCCAGCCGACATACGTTATACCGCCCGAATAAACCGCCCGCGGATCGCCGAACCACGACCAGGCGCCGCCGTTCTGAAACGTGTTCGGCCCGCGCAGACCCATGCCGAGCGCGGAACCGTCCCAGACAACCCCCGCACGGGATTGCGCCCGGTTGAACTCGTTCTCACCGCTCCATGTCAGATCAAAGGTCATCGCCCGACCTTCCGCCACTTGTCCATGGACCTGGCGCCCGTGTAGCCGAGATACCCGGCGCCGAACAGCCACCAGAGGCTTTCCGGGATGGCATTCAACAGATTAGTCAGGTTGCTGGCGGCGGTCGCCACATGGTCCGGCCACCAGATCCCGATGATGGCGCCGCCGACGCACATCAGGATGATGGTGTAAATCAGGTAAAGAAACGTCGGCCGCGCTCTGCTGGTCCACGGGTCGTCGCTGTTGGCCTCGGCCAAGATGGCGGAAAGCTGCTGTTTTGTCGCGTCGAGTTCACCGCGCTGCTCCATCTCGAGAAGCTTGACCTTGGCTGCTGCCCGCTCCTCGTCGGAGGTGAACAGGTTGTCGATCAACCCGAACAACGGCCCGGCGACACCCTCCGCAAGTCCCTTGGCTGCTTGACTGATCATCAATCTATCCTTTCTGCATGTTCTGAAGCCCAACCCGGAGTGACTCGACTTCAACCAGGAGTTCCGCGCTGCGCCGCTCACATTCGATATTTTCTTTCTGCAAGCGGTCGCATCGTTCCGTGATGGCGTTCAACCGCACAATCAGATCCGCCCGAAACTTTGCTTCACTGGCCGACAGGCTTTCGCGGACTTCGCCGAATGTCTTGCGGCGCCGGTATACCGCCAGCGCGACCGGTACAAATACGCCGACAAGCAGCGACAAGACCATCGCGGCGACGGGGCCAACAAAATGCTCCTCAAGCCATCCAGTCATTTTTATTTCCTGTTATATGTGACAAGGGAGCAGGTGCCGGATGAAATAGCCATGACGAGGTAGACGCCGGTCCCGGTGTGAGACGCCCCCGACACGAAGAACAGGCAGCTTATAAAAGACCAGAAGCCGCAGGACAGAAGGTGTGCATTGTGCTCCGCCCACCTGTACCGGACGAGGAAAGCCAATGCCCCCGCCAGCCAGTAAGAGATGAACACAACCAGCGCGATGACACCGTAGCCCCACAACGGAATGACCGATGCGAGGTGCATGTGCACAGCGTTCCGCGGCTCAGGGTTTGGCAGCAGCGGCGCAGCCCAGCAAAACGCGAACCAACCGAGCATTATGGCGGCGGCGCGCATGGGGACAAGCCACTGCGACAACCACCAGTGCCATATTTCACAGGGCTTTTTCATCACCCGCCTTGGAACAGCACGGAGTAACTCGACCGGAGCGCGCTCATGCCATCCATGGCCGCGACAATCGCGTCGTACACCGCCGGACCAGAGCCTGCCTCGGCGCCGAACAGGACCTCGCCGGGGTATTTACCGTCGCCACCGCCGGGGGCCGTGACCAGCGTACCGGCGGTAATCGTCATGGTGTTCCCGTTGCCGTTGCCGGTGACTGTCTCGCCTTCCTGAAAGGTGCCGGACACTTTCTGCACGATCATGTGGGCCACACTGCCCACGTCGTTCTGCCAAACCAGCACACCTTCCGCGCCACTGGTGCCGCCGGTGAGCGTATCGCCGACCGAGACGTTACCCGTCTGGGAGCCGACCGAGAACTCGACGACCTTGGTCGCGTAACCGATTTCGAGCATCTCCTTCAACGCACCATCCTTGGTGCTGTTGTCGGCAAGACTCTTGATCGTGCCCGCCTCGTCGATCTTCCCGAGCGCGGTGTTGACATGTTCGGCCAGTTTCAGACCGCCGACAGTCGTGCTGTCGTATTGAACGTTTGACATAGAGTTCTATCCTTCTGTCAGGTTGATGATTTTCTTCAACAGGACTACTTGCTCGGCGGTGAACGCGTCACCGAGAGACGCGAGTATCTCTTCCCGTTCCGACAGGGAGCGGCGCTTGAGAATAGAGGGGAGCGCGCTCTCCGCGGGCCGGTTGCGAACCTCGTAGTAGCGCGTGACACTGTCGGCCCCCACGGGAACGTCGTCTCCCACCATAGCACCAAGAACGTGTACGAGGTATTGCAGGTCCGGGTCGAAAGACGGTGCGTCGTCCACGACCGGCAACCATCCCGCAACCTTAAGGTCCTCGTCCGACAACAATTCCAACCCGGATACATTTCGCCAGGAGGCTGGCAACGGCCCCGGTGCCACGTCGATAACGTTATCGGTCTGGTGTATGTAATCTGTCATGCTCTATAATTTCCCGTCAAGCGCCGAAGGAGGCCACGAGCAGGCGGGCCGATGCGTAGGTTCTGTTGGGCGTACAGGTCACGGCAAGACTCGTCTGCGCGGCTACAAATTCTTCGCTTCCCCCGGTATGGGATAAATCGTTTCCACCTTCGATCTGCTCGTCAAAATCTTCCGCAGAAAGTGACCAACTGAACTCGGCAGGGTCAGAATCATTACTGCTTCGACACCCGGTCATTGCGATAACAGCGCCGCCTGCGGGGCAATCTATCGTCGTGCTGAGTGCGCCGCTCGTATCAACGTCAGATGCGGTATCCGAGGCCGTGTCTGAGGCATTTGTGAGAACGTAAACGCCTATTCCACAACGGCCTTGGCCGTTGCTCCACGTCACAACAACGTCGCCGGAACCGTCCGTCGATCCAGCGTAGGAATAAATAGCGCAACTCTCGGCACCGTTCGACGCGATAACCAATGACATCGCATTACCGTCAACCGTGACGGAACTGATCGTCCTTGTTTCCGCGCCAGCGGTTATACATACGACAACTACATCGTCGGCTGTTGCTGTCGGGGCCGCGCCGGTAAATATGTAGGTCGAAGTGTTCGTTCCGAGAAGGTTGCTCGACGAAAAAGTAACCTCTACCGGCGACACGCCACCCGCAGCCATCATGAGACTTCGCTGGAGCATCAGGACATGTCCAGACCGGCGGTGAACCCGAGCCACGTAGTGCCGCCGTCGGTCGTGACGAACACCAGAACATCGACACCCGAGGAGGTCAGGGTCGGAGCGGTGGCGCCCGCCCAATCCACGGAGGCGGGCCAGTTGACCGTCTGCGACCCGCCGTTCGTCAAGTGCAACTCGAAGCTGCCCTTCCGGCCCGACGCGGGCGGGTTCGAGAACGTGAAGGTCGTGGTCGAGGTGTCCACCGTGGCAGTTACGCACTGGCCGAGCGTGTAGTCGATGTCCTGCGTACCGCCGCCTATGGCGCCGATGGCGTTGACCGCCTCCGCCGTGTCCTTCAGGAGCGCACGAATAACCTGGTTGTCCGCAAAGGTCTGGTTCGCGGTCCACGTATTCGCCACGTCTGTTTTCGCCGTGTCGGCGTCATAGGCTTGGATGTCCGTGCCGATCTCCATGCCCCAGCCGGCGAGGAGCGCAGCAAGATTGGCGTAGGACGCGCCCGTTCCGCCGTTTCCGAAAGACAGCGGCAAGCCCAGCGCGTCGAGCGCCACCAGTGTCTTCATCTCGAAACCGTCTGCGGCGTCGTTGACCACGATCGCGGCAGAGGCGGTGTCCAGATCCGCGGGGAGGGTGGTGTCGAACGTGTCGGTGAAGCCGTCGGGAAGCTGCACAGACCTGCCGATCTTGTCAAGAAGCTGGAGCGCCATGACCACCGTCCGGTCAAGCTGCTCCTCGACACTCTCCGAAGGGAACGCGTCGTTCTCGACCAAGTCGAGCGTCTGGGTGTACCCCTGCGATCGTATGATGACCAGCGTCTCGCCCGTGGCCGGGGCGGTGTTCATCGTCACGGTGCCGCCTGCGTCGAGGCCGGTGCCCGTGACCGTGTAATCTGTCGTCAGCACCTGCGTGGCCTCGGCCCCGGTGCTGTCCGTGACGAGGATAACCGTCAAGTCGGTCTCGGCGTAAAACTTGAACCCGGTCGCGAACGCCGTCGTGATGTCGTTCCCGGCGAAGTCCACGCGGTTGGTCGAGGTGGTGATCGTCATATCTTAACTCCTGGGGCCAGTGTAGCCCGGCATCGGGTCATAATCCAGCGGCGTACTGCGACGGCGGGAACAGGTACGACTGCCCTGTCTCCTTCTCCACCCTGCGCTCCATGCGGCGAAGGTAGCCGGGGGAGAGGTTCTCCGACATCTGGTGGAGGAACAGGTAGTCCAGCGCCCACTTCGTGTAGAACAGGTTGATGAACGGGGTGTTGTTCAGGATCGTGCGGAAGCCCGCGGCCGCGGTGTCGTCCCCGTCACGCGCCCGCTGGAACAGGTCGGCGATACTGTCGATGGTGCCAGCCGTGGGGCCGGCAAGCGTGGAGACGGCGCCGCCGCCGTAGCGGTTCTTCATGTCGCCGAACAGGAAGTCCCCGTAGATACCCATCGCTCCGCCCTGCGCCAGCGCGGCCAGCATGGTGCGCCCCTCGAGGGGGTCCCGCACGGTCTTACCCTTCAGCAGGTCCTTGATAGACATGGCGGCGTAACCGAACACGGTGGACATGACCATAAGCTGGGCCAACCCCTGCATCTCTCCGTTGCCGTTCTTCAGCGAAGTTTTCAGGTCCATCGCGCCCCGCCCGTAGAACTCCCGGGCGAGCGGTCGCTGAACGACCGCCGTGATGAACGACTTGAACAGCATCAGGTGGCGCAGGCTCTCACCCTCGACCGTACCCGGCTGGGTGCCGCGCATGGTGATGCCCTGGGTCTTCGAGTTTGGCTCAAGCGACGCCGTGGTGGAGCGGTCGAAGAAGTAGGACCGGAACTGGCCGGCGACCTCCTGCCGCAGGTTGCGGATCGCGACCCGGGTGGGCTTCAACCCCGCGTTGTTGAGGTACGCGATGAACGGCTCGTCTCCCAGTTCCTCGACACCCTCGGCCGTCAGGTACGCGCGGCCGTCCACGTCCTGCGGGGACATGCGGACGATGTCCCACTTAGCGCTGTCGAGGCCGTACAGACCCAGCACCCGCTGAGTGTCCGGCGACAGGGCGTCCCAGTTGTTACCCGCCTGCAAGGCGAGGTCGTGCGACCGGGCCAACGCGAAGCCGCTGCGTAACTGGTCCGTCCACCACCGCAGCCCGTTGTACTTGAAGAACAGGCTGGTGATCGAGGAGACTTTGCCGGGGGCGTTGTCCGAGGCGTCGAACCTTTTTGACGCGGCGGAGATGAGACCGTCGTGCATGACCCCCAGAGAGGAGAGAAGCCGGGCGCGGTCCCGCGCCGGTGTGTTATTGGAGATCGAGGTCAGCGCCTCGCCCATGCCGCTGAATATGTTGCCGCCGCCGTAGGATACCTCCGACGCGTACAAGCCGATATCGGCGATACCGGAGATGACCGCCCCGCCCAGCTTGGACCACTGCTGGACCGCCCGCGCGGTCTGCGACGCCTGCGCCAGCATGTGGTTGCCGGGGACGCGCGCGAGGCCGTTGACCTGCGGCCAGAAGATGCTCATCGACTTCTCCATGCCCCGCTTCGCGCGCTGGAGACGCTTGACATCACCCTCTTTCTTCAATCTCCGCAAGACCATGTCCTGGACGGCGCGCAGGTTGGCATCGGCGTTCGGGCCGAAGTGCTGCATGACGCCGATGTCCTGCGCCATTTTCTCCATGCCGTAGATGACGCCCTCGGTCAACTTGCCTGCGCCGAACTGCCGGTTGTACTCGAACTCGGCGTCCGCGTCCTTGAAGTTCAGGACCCGTTCGTGGCTCATCTTCTTGCCGATGTTGGCGATGCCGACAAACCGCATCTCGGGAGGCGCGCTGCCGTCGATACCGTTGACACGGTTACCCGCGCCCGGCGAGGCGAGATGCACCCCCGACGCGAGACTGACATAAACGCTGTTCAGTACCTCGTCCACCTCGGCCTTGTTGTTGAGGTCGATGTCGGGGAAGCTGCGCTCCCAATCGAGGTTATCGCGGATGAACGTGTGCCACTCGTCCTTGTTCCGATAAATCTTGGCGTAGTCGTGGGTCTGTTTCACGAGGTACCCCGGCAGACGACCGATATTCGCACCGTGCTGGTTCGCGAGGATGCGAAGGCTCTCTGTGTGTTTCTGGATGGCGCGGGCCATCATCACCGCCTCGTCAGGGATCTCCCGGAGGTTCGGCTCGGGCTTGTCGATCTCGTGGATCGCCCGGTAGATGTCGCGGTCCATCTCGCCGCTGACGAACATCCGCCAGACGCCGTCGTCGTTCATATCGGCGACAAGGCCCATGGCATGCTTTGCAAAGATGGTGCCTTGTGTCGCTGCCGCGCTCGCGTGGGCACCCTGCTTGGCCCCCTTCGTGACGCCCACGAGCGCCGCCTCGAGACCCAGTTCCGGGCGATCGGCCCAAGTATTGGTGATGTAATCGAACAGTTCAACCCGGCGAAGCTTGTTGATGACTGCGTTGCGCGCCTGTATCTTCGCCGCGACTTCTTTCTCAACGAGGATTTTTTCTACAAGGTTCCGGGTGGCGTCTTGCGCCGCGCCTTCGCCGTGGAGTTCGTTCAGGCGTGACAGGTCCTGCTCGAGGGCCTCGAGTTCCTCTTCCTTCAGCGCGCGCCCGGCAGCTGTGGCGATCTCGTCAAGGCAGCTTTGGAAAGACATCAGCCACGCCTCGCCATGCAGGTCTCACCAGCTTCCAGTGCCTTCCGGTACGTCGTCATGTCGTCCACCAACTCCATTGCGTCTGCCGTGTCCTGGTCCATGCCCGCGATATCCTCGTCGGTTAGCCCGGTGCGCTCCAGCGCCTGGTCGTATTCCTGCTGGGTCGCGGCCGCTTCCTCGTCGATGCGGGCCACCGGGTCGGTATCATCGCCCGCCAGTCGGACCCGGTCGAACGCCTCTCGCGCAGCATCGTGGTCGGCCAGACGCACCCTCTCGGGGTCGAACGTGCGCTCCGCAGCTGCGACCGCGTCGAAATCCCGGTCCACCTCGAAGGCGCGTTCCACCCGGAACGACGGCTCCTCGCCGGGGATCGTTCGCGCCTCGGCGTCAGCCCGAGCCTGCGCCTCCTGTCGCACCCTGTTGACCTCGGGGAGCATGTCACGCTGCTGCGCGTCGAGCGCGAGCAGCTTCTGTCGCTTGAGTGCCATGCTGTCGGTGTCGCGGGCCAGCACAGAGGACAGGACGTCCTCACGGGCCACGTTTGCGTCGTCGATGCGCTTCTGCAATTTCTTCTGGTTGCGCTTTGTCGCGCCCTCGAGCCGGGCCTCGAGACGCTCGATCTCGAGGTCGAACTCGGCAACCTGCTCTTCGGCCAGCGCCGCGCGCGCGTCTTTCCCCTCTTCGATCTCGACACGCAGCCCCGCTTTCTCCCGCTCGATACGGTCGAACCGTTGCATCAGGTCGGGGTTTATGGTCCGCGCGAGAACGTCGGCGTCCTGCGTGATCGTCTGCTCCCCCTTACCGGGGATGTAGATCTGCCGATCCACCGGCTTGACCGGCGTGAAGTTTCCCACGACCTCAACATCGACCAGTCGGCCATCGACCATCTGGGAGATTGCCGACCGACCCAGTTCTTCCCGGACCTCGTGCCCGGCGAGGTCCAGCGCCTCGACTGCGCGTCCCATGCGACGACGGCGCAGGCTGTCGCCGATGGCCCCGAACCCCATGTGGAGACCGCCGCCGGCAACGGTGCCGAATGCAATGTTCAACATGCTGTCTTGCAGATCGTAATCGGCCTGGTCCGCGGCCGCCGCGCTGAGTATTACCGGTTCGATGATCGCAGCACCAACCGCGCCTTCGGTGGCGCCGACACGGGCGCGCACACCCGCGCGTCCTATCCGCCCGCTCTGCCGCGCCAGTGCCGTGGCCACGCGCGCCGGGCCGACAACCGGGACGAAGGCCGACGCCACGTTCAGCGGGTCGAGGAACGTCACCCCAAGCCCGACACCGAGACGTGCAGCGCCGGTGGCAAAACCGCCTCGCGCGCGGGCCATGATATCTTTACGGGTGTTCTCTTCGGTCTTCCGGTCGATCAGGATATCCAGCGCGCCGCGCGTTATCCCCGAGACGGGTATCTTCAGCTTCAGCCGGTCGGCGTCCGCGTCCGACAAGGCTTCCTGCTGCGACATGTGGTAACCGGTGCCGGTCCCCTGCACGAAGTCCATCTCGCCGCCATAGATGGCGTCCCGGCGCCCTTCGCGCGTCTCGGGCAGGCGGTACTCTCCCGCCGCTTGAGACAACTCGAGGGTTCGGCCGATGGCCGACATCGGGGAGTGTATCCATGCTTCGGACGCCTCGGCCCCGAGAACATCGACCAGAGGCGCGGTGAACTCTGTGGACACCCGGTAGTCCAGACTGGACGGGGCGGTGGTGATCAAGGGAGTGACCATCAGGGCCTCCAACCGCCACGGGTCATCCACTCGTAGGCCCGGGGAGCCAGCTTGAGGTCCGTGAAGCTGCCCTTACGGTGTCCCGGTTCGTCACCGGGGAGGCCCTCCACTTCCTTGACAGTCTCGCGCGCCGCGCCTTGGCCGCCTTCTACCGGGGTCCGCAGACCGGTCCCCGGGTCGCGGCGGGTGCTGCGGTCGAACTTTCCGTAATCCTCCAGCTGCGACCATGTCCGCGCGATGGTCGTGCCATCTTTCAAAGTGACAGGGCCGCCCTGCTCGTCCACGAGCATAAGGCCACTCTCGTCGGAGTTAGTGACCCAGCGGCCGTTGTAGGCGATCGCCCGGAGTTGCTCCTCGGCGGAGATGCCGTAGGCAACGTCCAGACGGTCGGCGTACCCCGCGATCGCGAACTGCTTGAACGCCGAAGCGCCGCGGGAGACCATATCAACGTTGCGGTCTGCGGCCTTCGGCACACGATAAGACCCCACGACGTCGTAATCCTCGAGGAGAACCTTCTGGGACGCGTAAGACACGGCGTCCGCCATGCTGTCGCCGCCGTGGGCCTGGCGGTACAGGGCGAGTTGCTTGATGGACTGGTACAGCATCTGGTGCTGTCGCCCGCCGTCAGGACCGGAGAGGGTCTTGGTGAACTCGGCGAGTTCGCTCCGCACAAGAGCGTCGGTGTCTGACACGGCCTTCTGACCGTCGGGCAGGCGGTTCTTGAACTCCTCCGTCGGTACGGCGAGCGCCACCGCGAGTTCCACGGTCACGCGGTTCTTCCGGGGGTCGCCGGCCAGCCGGGCCAACGCCACATGCCCGCCGGTGATCGCGTCCTCCTTGACCAGCTGGCGGTACACGGTGGGCCAGTCGTCCCCCCAAACCACCTGCTGGTTCGTGAACAGCTTTATGAGATCGGTCGCGCCCTCGGGTGAGGTATCGACGTTGGCAATCGCCGCCTCGAACGCGTGGACGTCTGAAGGCGGCAACAGGACGATCTCGTCGGGCGCCGCGCCCCGGAGGACCTGTGCAGACCGGACGCTGTTCATGTAACGCTCGCGCCTCGCGTTCACCACCGACTCGTCCGCGCCTTCTCGAGCCGCTGCGCGCCACTCCTCGAGGTGAGTGCCCACGACCGGGTCGTTCGCGATAACGAAGTTCACGGGGTCCGCCTTGAAGGCAGCCTGCCGGGACCGCACGGCGGTGTCGAAGCGTTGCAGTTCTCCCAGCTTCCCGAGCCGCGCGTCGTCACTGAGACGGGTGTCTCGCGTCTGCTCGACCAGGCTGGCGCGGTGGGCGGCGGTTTCACGGGCCGTCATGCCCCGAACATTACGCGCAGCCTCGCCCTCCTCAAGGGCGCGCTGGTACTCGCCAAAGGCGTCGGAAGCTTTCTCGGGGTCGTCGTAGGCTGCGTCGAAATATTCGCGGGAGAGAGGCTCGTCGGAATTGAGACCGGCGCGCTCGGTCTTGATGGCCGTGTTAATGGCTTCCCGGCGTTTCACCTGTTCGGTGGTCCTGACGCGGTCTTCCGCCGTGTCGATCTGCCGCAGGACCCGACTGTACATCTCGGGGCTGAACGCCTCACGAAGCTGGTCCGCGCGTGAGCGGAGAGCCGCGGTCTCCTGCACCGTGTCCGCATCGTCGAGTTCCCGCTCGATATCGGTCGCGGCGAAGGTGCTGATAAACGCGCGTTGCAGTTTCACTGCGTCCTTGGGCGGTATGCCGGAGGCGTCGAGCAACATGGTCGCCCGCTCTGTGGCCGTCTCCAGGTCCATAAAGCCGCCGCGCAGCATCGTCTGGATTTTCCCGACGCCGTCCGTGTAGTCGGCCACGGACTTTTTGGCCTGCTCGTCCGCCTGGTACAGCGCGGCGCCCTTGATCATGCGCGCGCGAACCCGGGCGAGACTGACCTGCATAACGCCCCGGTTCTCCGGGGATACGTCCCCGAAATTCTCGGCGAAGCCCTGGTTGTATTCGCGCACCATCTCGGACACAGCTTCGGTGTAACCGGCGGCCCCCGGCGGCATCGTCTGCCTCAATTGCAGCTGTTTCTCGGTCAGTTCGGCTTCGCCGTCGATTATCTTCTTCTGGATGTCCAGCGCCACGAGCCGGTCAGCGTTGCGCTTGGCCTTCTCTGCCTCGATTTTGGCCTCGCGCTGCTCTTTCTCATCCTGCCGCTTGAGATCCATGCCGAAAGCCGAGATATCCGCGCCTGCCTGCTGCAAGCCGCGACCCGCCCCGCTGAACGCGCCGGCGGGGGCCAATCTCGTGGCGCCCTCGCTGTTGACGTTGGGTGCCGCGTTGATATCCATCTTAGGCATGCTTTACCACCCGTAGGAACCAGACGCGAGGGTCTGGCCCGTATTGTCGTAGCCGGTCGCGGAAGGAGTACCGCTGAAGGAACTGGAGCCTCCTACGGACCCGGCCCCCTTCAGGAGAGAACCCGCCGCGCTGAAGTACCCCGCCTGCTGCCCGGCCTCGCCCTGCATCTTGGCGAGACCCGCCCCGGCTTCGGCACCGAGAGCGCGCACCTCACCTCTGTGGATGGTATCCAGTTCCATCAACTTGGCCTCGCGGATGTTATCCTCGAGGAGATCCAGCGACACCGTCTCGGCGTTGCGGTAGGTGGAGATGTGCTTGCGGTTGATGCGCTCCTGCCGGCGCGCGTTCTCCGCCGCGTCGCGACGGATAACCTTGGCGTTTACCTTGCCGACAGCCTCATCATAGTCACCTTTTCGCTTGGCCGCGGCTCCCGCAGATAAGGCACCCGCCGCCGAGATGGCAATGCCAGCGATAAGAGCAATTTCAACACCGGTCATAAGACCCTCGCGTACAGCGCGCAGTCGCCACCGTCAGGTCGGTAAGCTTGCATACGCTCGGCTTCCATCTCGAAACCTAACATCTCTGCCCAACGGTGTCCCTGCTCAAAATCGCAATCGACAGTCATCTCGAGACGCTGCACGTAACAGGTCTCGAGGAACCTGGACACCGCCCGGTGGACCTCGAGAAACCTGTGCGACGACAGGGACGCGGACAGGTAAGCCCAGCAGATCCCGCGGCCCTGCCACACGTTGATGACGCCTGCACACCCCACCGGGGTGTCGCCGTCCATGCCGGTGTACGCCCAACCCGACCGGCCCAGCGCCTCGGCCAGGTCGGGTGTGACCCAGCTGGAGAGGTACGCCTGCCCCTCCTGCAAATCGATCGACTGGAGGTGCGCCGGTTTGTACTCGATTATATTCACTGGCGGTCCTCCGTCTCTACATGCGGCATCAAGGCCAGAACCGTCGCGGGTAGCGGCTGGTCCTGCCGGAACAACAAGGTGCTGTCCGAACTGTACTCGCCGTCCCACTCAACCTCAACATCACCTGTGAACAGCGGCACCGCGGTGTCCATCGCATCCCCGCCCTCCCGGTAAATCAGAGGGTCGAGAGTGTCTGCATCGGGACCAACCTTCCCGCCAACCGTCTGGAACAGGCGGATGATGAGACGGTTGAAGCGTTGCAGTTTACCCTGAGAGGTACCGTTCCGCGCGCCCGCGTCGTACCGGAGTGTCTGGATGTCTGAGACGTAGGGCAGACCCACCTGCGCCTTGGACACCTCCTCCACCGTAACTGCACCGCTGCTAACGACCTCCTGCGCCACGGGAGAACCCTCCGCCAGGATGGCAACAGTCTGTCCCTCGAGGTGGTCGAGACCGGATATCGAGGTGACCCGCTCGCGCACCTCCCCGCCGGTCTGATACGCCGTAAATCCCGTGGTGTCCACGTCGGCGTCAGACCGCGTGTTCAATTCGAACGTGTTGGAGGTACCATTCGCGACCTTGTACACTTTCCCGTCCACCTCGGTCATGCCGAAGGGCATCTTGAGGCGCACGATCGCGCCGTCGCTGAACCCGTGGGCACCGTCTGTCGTGACAACCCCCGGGTCCGCCTGCGTGATGCCGGTGATCGTGATCGGGGTGTCCAAAGTCAAGCCGCTGTCGACAAAGAACGCGTCCTCGAGGTCGTTGTCCTGGTCCCAAAAACTCTTCAGGTACTCGATATACCTAACCGTACCGCCGTCTACATAGCGGTTGACGACCATGTACAATTCGTCGGCCGTCCCTGTTGGGTTGGGGATCACAGCAACACTCTCGACCTTCGCCGCGGCATTGCTGTAGGCATCGCTGTAACCCCCCAGAGTGTGCCTGTGGAAGCCCAACACCTGCTGGTCGCGGTCGTAGGTCATCCCGATAAGAGTGCCGTCGGTCAGGCACATCCACACGATGCTCTGGGGTTCGGCCTGGTAGGCAAGCTGAACAACCCCGGACCCAGTGATATGCTCCGCAACCAGCGTCATATCCGGCGCCCGGAAACCGTCGTCCTCGAAGACGTACGCGAGTTCCCTCAACTTCCGCAGCGCCTTCTGCACAAACACCAGCACCCGCCCGACCCGGGCCGGTCGGGTGTTGGCGCTGCCGAAAGCACTGGAGCGGGAGGGTGAGATATTGCCGGGGGTGAGCGCGCCGCCGTTATCGTCTGGACGGACAACCCATTCACCCCCGACGGTCCCCACGACGAGACCTTTCTCATCGTCCTCCATCCAGCGGATGGAGTTCACGGTGTCCGCGGACAGGTCCGTGGTGGCGGCGTTGTCGTCGAGAACAGTGCCGTCCAGGTCCGTGGGCGCGAAGTTCTCAAAATCGCCGGTGCGGCTGAGGTCTACCCGCTGGGGAGTGTCAGTCGCGCCGCCGAACGCCAAGCGGTTCTTGTGAAAAGTCGAAGCGGCGGGGTACCCGGTGGTCTCCGACCAGACCCCGAGGCGCCACACCGTCGTGGCTGTGGTCGCCGAAGCGTCGGGGCCGTCGATAGCAGCGGTGACCACCGTCGTGCTGGTGCGCGCCGTGATCGTCAGATACGTCCAGTTCCCCGCCGGGTCTTCCCAGCGGATGAGCCGGCCGACGTCCGTCGTCTGGAAACCGGTGTCGCCGTTGATGCCCGCGATCGCCGAGGCCGTGACCGAGACAGACCCGGTTGTGCCGCCGAGTGTGAGCGTGGTGTCGGTCGCGTTCGTGTTGAAAAACGGGCCGTCGTAAAACGTGATATTGGTGATCGTCCACGCAGTGTCAGACGTGCGGGTCAGTTTCCGGGGCGGGTAACTCGGGTGCGTTATGTACAGCACGTCGGCACTTTGCGAGAACTGAAGCTGGAACAGGTCTGCTTCGAGATACGTCGTCGCCAATTCCACGGCGGTGCCCGATATGATCTGCCCCCGGTTCTTGATGAACCGGACGTACTGGTCGCCGAACTCGAGGATGTAGGCCTGTTCGGTCGAAAACTCGAACCGCACCACCCGCACCGCTTTACTGCTGTCCTTCACCTCGACGATGTGGCCGGTACCGGGGCGCCGCTCGACCGGCCCCTGGATGAGCGGGATGAAATTCAGACAGGTCGCCAGTCCCGTCCCGTACTTGTCGAGATCCGGGCGCCCGTATATGAGATCGGTAACTTCACCGCCGTTGAAGTTGTTCTGGATCGGCGCGGCACGGGACATCTAGTACCTCGCTGTGATCCAGGTGTCCGTCGGCGGCTCCTGCGGAGGCCGCTCAAAAGCGTTGACCTTGCGCGCTTCGGCTTTAGCGTTGAGGTACATCGTCTGAGCGATCTCGAGTTTCTTCGTGGAATTGGTGACCTTCTCACAAACATCCCGGGCGATCCGGGCCACGAGAAGGTCTGTGAAAGTCTGGTCGAAAGCGTTGGGGTCGGTCACCTGCTTCAGGTACACAACCTTCAACGGCGCGCCGTCGTCCGTGAGAATAGACCCGCTCTCGATCTGCAAATCGGCCTGCTCCCGCGTGGGCAGGAGGCGCAGAAAATCCGCCGGCAGGGGGAAAGCGTTGGTGTACCCGAAGGCCGGAGCGGTCGTGCTGGCGGCGAGCGCCGCACGTTTACGCGCAAAACTCCACGGGTGAGCGCGGAGTTCGGTGTCCCGGGCGTGTGCATAAACGCGATTGCATTCGCGAGCGCGAACACTGTCATCGTTTAGGGCGGTGATGGCTTTGGCCCCGAGACGCTGCAACGCGAGGTTACAGATGTCAACTTCTGAAGGCATGGTAGCCTCCTAGTTGATAGCTTCCTGCGCCGCGCCGATCTTGTCGGCCAGTGCCTTGAGCGCGATGACGACCTTGTCGCGGTCAGCGCTTTCGGCCACGTCTACGATAACCTCGCCTGCGGAAGCGGAGCCTGCGTCCGACCCGGCGATAGACGAACTGGAGTTCATGTCGAAATCCGCGAGCGTCATCGTGAAAGTTCGGTTTGCCATGTGGTTCCCTCAATTGGAGAAAGAACGGGGGGCCGAAGCCCCCCGCTTCGTTCAGTCAAGCACCCAGGTGCAGGTGAGGCTGATCGCGCCGGTGCCGTTGGCGCCCGCAAGGGACACCGTCACCGGCATGCCGTCCTCGTCTGCATCGACGACCGTGTGCCGACCGAGGGCTTCCGTGAGAGCAGCCCCCGTGACGGCGATACTGGTCGAAGCCGCGGCAGCCTTGAACTCGTCAACGTCAGCCGCAACCGCGGTGCCATCGGCGTTGTTGTAGGCCGCGTGGCCGACAGCCAGCGTGGTGCCGGAACCGAGGGCCGCGTGTGCGACTTCCATGGTGAGGATGCGCGCGCCATTGGGCAGGTTGAACATGTGAATGTCCGACTGTTCCGCCGCAGCGACGTAGTTGGCGTATGCCACCCGAACGCGTCCTTTGAACTCGTTCGGCTTGATGCGCGTGGTGGGGGTGTCCTGGTCCCACTTCGTTTTCTGGACTGAATATACGGTACCCATCTATCAGGCCTCCGAGCAGGTGATGGCGACAACTTTTTCTTCCTGCGTCCGCGTGGCGCCGAAAGTGCCCTTGACATAGACCTGTGTCGCGTAGGACTTGTCGTCACGCTCGGAAATCTTGACGTTGATGTCGTTCCACATTCCGAGGTGAAGGCCGGACTTCGCCCAGCAGATGGCCGTGCGATCGGTGCCCGAGAGCGCCAGTCGCTGGCTGTCGATGAAGTTGAAGCCCATGAACGACTTGATACGGCCATCAACCAACACCGGCTTGTTGGTGTAGTCGAGGCTGACCGCCTGGGTCTCGCCCAGCAAGTCGTCGTGCTGCTGTGCACCGATGGCGCAATACAGCGGTTCGTTGTCCACATCAACCTCTGCGGCGAGCAGAAGCTGCATGGCTTCGCGGAGTTTGGCGATGGTCATGCCGCCGGCGGTAGTCGCGGCGGTCTGGCCCGCGGGCAGCGCAGTGGACGTGCCCCCGTCTTCGCCGGTTTTGGCCGTGCCGGTAGCCGCCGCGATGATCGCGTCGTCGATGGCACGTCCGATGGACATGGCGCCGTTGATCGCGTAAGGCGACGTCGGGTCGGCGATGATGCGAAGCTTGTCCTGATCGTCGATCAGGTCCGCCCACTCGTAGTCCTCGGGGTACACCCAGCGGGCGTCCTGCGGGGTCTCGATGAGCGGCGTGTCGGCGTGGCGCGTGGTCTTCTTCTGAGCGATGACCGGGCCGATCTGGTTGACGGCCTTACCGGACTTGCCGGTATAGCTGTCTTCCATAACACACATACGGAATTTGGAGCCGCGCTGTTGGAGCAGGCTCTCAACAGTCGACTTATAGTCAATTACTGACCAGTCGAGAATTTCGTTGGACATGGATTTGCCCTCCTTCTGTCCTGTTAAAACAAAAGCTAGAGGGCTTGCCCGGGAGCCGGGGCCGCAACTACTAAAGCAGAGTGTGCTGGCCTTTTCAGGTTACCAGCGGTTGCCTGTTCGTACACCAGATGGTGCGCTACCCGGTTATACTACACCTGCTCGCCAAAAAGCTGCAAGACTTTTTTCAAGCCTCCGCAACCAGTTCCTCCACGCGAGCCTCGAAAGCTTCCACGCGCCGCTGAAAAGCCGCGCGCTCCTGCACGAGATCCTGTCGGCCGGCCTTGAGGACTTTCTCGCCCGCGCGCAACGCATCAACGGCTTTGTTGAACGCGTCGCGCTCGGCCTGGGTGACTTTTTTAGCTGCTTTTGTCTGTGGCATGTCGTCAGACCATCACGCCGACGCGGAGCGTAAGACCTGTCGCCGCATAGGTCCCCGCGCCGCGACTGACGAGAACCGCCCACAGAGGCCCCGCGGCCAACACGAAGGGGAGCGCCACGTTCAGCGACTGACCCATCGAGTTATCGTTGAACGACTTCCAGTCCGTGACCGAGACACAGCCGACAAGTTTGTGCAGGTCGGCGTCGTCGATATCCGCGGCAGCGTTGTCCATGGACGAGAAATCCGTCTCCGGCTCATCGTCGAAGAACAGGACGTCGATGTCCGCCGTCTGCGCGGCGTCGTCGCACAAAAGGACCGACTGGATTATCGCCCCGCGCTTGGACTGGGCTGCCGCCAGCGGCAACTCGATAGCGGCGCTCCCCATAAGATCCCCCGCCGCGTAGGCGGAGGTGTCTATGGTCGGCGTGGCCTCGAGGGTCACAAAAAGTTCGTCTTGTGCCAAACGTGCGGGCATGTTCTGTCCTCCAGGTTACGCAGACTGCCCCGCCGCCATTTTGGCGAGGCTCTGCTTACGGGTTACCGCCCACTCATGGGACGGATGTTGCTTGTTGAGCCAGGCGTCCATGAAGTCCTTGTCCATGTTCAGCTTGGCGAGGGCTTCCTGTGCCGCGGCCGGGGTCAGTACACCGTTCTGCGGGTCGCCGCCGGTGTCGAAATCGGCCTCGCCCATCTTGACCGCGAGGCCGTCCACGAACTTGAGCGCAGCAACCGGCCCCATGCTGGCGCGGAGGCCCTGAAGCTGCTCCTGGTTCATGCCCAGCCGGGTCGCGGCATCGTCGATGCCGGCCATCTTCTTGTCATAAGCCGCACCCCAGTCGCGCCTCAGCTGCTGCTCGGCCTCCTGTGCGGTGGCCGCGTTGGCTTCCGCCGCCTGGTCCTTCAACCCCGCCATCTTCTCGTTCCAGCGGGTAGCGACGATCTCGGCCTGCCTGGCAGTCAACCCGGCCTCGAAGAAGACCCCGCTGCCCCATTCGGCCATGTCGCTGGTGTCGCCCTCGGGGACCGGCAGTTCATACTTGTCCGCGGCGTCGGGGCGTCCCAGCTTCGCGTAGAACTCGTTCTGCGTCGCCTCGTCGGCGTCCGGCCCCGGCAACACGACCGTACGACCGGCCTTGTCGGCGCCCATGACCTTCTCGAGGTTCTGGTAACTCCGCAGCACGTCCGCCGGTTGCACGTTCTGCATACCCTTGGCCTCGGCCCAGCCGCGCAAGTCGGGGTCCTCGACGCCGGAGAGCCAATGCTCGCCAGTGGCGGATTGTTTCGTTTCGGTCGTTTCCGTGGTCCCGGTCGTTTCCGTGGCCCCGGTCGTTTCCGTGGTCTCGGTCGTCTCGCCGGTTTCTGCGGTCTCTTCACTCATTGCTCGTATCTCCCGTGGGGTTGAAATACTGTACCAGTTCGTCCGGGGTCAGGTTCAGGTGCTTGCTGATCCGTATCCAGACCTCTCTACGTCCCTGCATGATCCCCTCGATACGGGGGTCCACATGGAACGTACTCTCTTCGGCGCGGCAAAAGCCCGCCAAATCCTCGAGGACAATCCTGCCCTTCTCGCCGCCGAACGCGGCGACGTAACCCTGCTTGCGGTCCAGCAGGAAGTCGCGGACGGGGTTGTCGCTCATCAGTTCGGCATCAACTGTTTCATCACGCCAGCCGCCGCCGGCGCCGCCTCGATCATCTGCTGCGTGTCCTGCTGCTGGCTGCGCTGCTTACGAAGCGCCGCGACTTCCTTCTCACCGTTCATCCAGCTGGGCGGCACGGCGTTGATCTCGGCAAGCTGCGGGTAAATCACGTCGGTGTTGAAGTGGTCCAGCACCGACAGGTCCTGCGTCGTATTCGCGTGTGCGATCGCCGCCTCGAGGGTCCGCAACCAACCGGCGGCCTCCTCGGCGCGTTGCGCCCGGGTAAGGGGGCTGTCGTACTCGATCTCGAACTCCCCTTCCGCCTCGACGAGAGCGGGAGGCAGGGGAGGGAGAAGCCCCTGTTTGAGCAGGAGATCGACTTCTCGCTCGGTCATGGGACCGATAGCTTCCGACTGCTGCCGTCCCATCGTGGGGGACAGCAGCGCCCCCTTCTCTCTTGCGCGCTCCAGCACCTCGGTCGCCGTCATCGCAGGCGTCTCGACCAGGATCTGGAACAGCGTGACGAGGAACGCGTCGTTGATGACGCTGCGCTCCATGTCCATCAGTTCCTGCCCGGCCGCGAGGTTGCCGGTCGGCAACTCGTGTACGAGGCGCTGCCCGCTCGCGTTCACCCCGCCGGGGTTCATCGCCCCGGGGCGCATCGAGAACGTGTCCAGGATGCCGTCGTCGTGGCTCAGAAGCACGGGGTCCACCACCCGGTGGCCCTGCTTGAGCATCGTCTTCTTCTGCTCGTTCAGCACCTTGATGGACGGCAGCGCGAGCATGGCCGGCGACCGGCCGTAAATCTCGCCCGGGCCGGTCACATACCGGCTGATCGCGTAGGGGAACGTGCTGTAGCCACCCTCCTTGAGGACGGTCTTCTCGTCGTACAGGACATAGTAAGACGCGAAGTCCATGCCCGCGAAGTCGGCCCGGTCGCGGTCCACCTCCTCGCGGGGGCACACGCAGTGGACAATCATCCACGTCTTGTCAGGGTTCTCTTTCAGGTGCTTGTCGAGGTCGTTCGGCCCGCGGTCGAACACGCCGCCGTCGATGCGCTGCTGTATCTGCCGCGCGGTCAGGGTGTACTTCCGGTAGGCCGTGTCCACGTGGCCCTGCACGGACATGTCGAACGCGATCTCGCGCAGGTTGATCGCCGTGTAGCGCAGCCCGCCATAGCGCATGTTGCGCTCGGTGAGCAGGCCCGCCGTGCCGAACGCACCGAGGCCGATATACGCCTCGTGCTGCTGGCTGGCGTAGTTCGCCTTCGGAGCGTAGCGGTACTTGAACAGGAGACGCGTCGCCTCCTCGAACCACAACTTCGTGTCCCGGTCCTTCGCAAGGGCCGGGTCCGACGGCTTCAGTCGCTGCCACCGCTGGCTGCGGGGGGTGAGCATGCTCTCCATCGCCGCAGCGAACCGCTCCACGCCCAGCGCGGCGGTCGCGTCGAACATCTTCTCCGTGCGCTTGTTGCCCCGGGTCTGCTGATCCCCGGCATTCGCCGCCATGTACGTGGAGTAGCGGGGGAGAACACGCTCGGCGATCTCCTCCCAGTGCGAGTGCCAGTTGCCCAGCTGGCCGTCCAGCTGGTCGTATCGCTTGACGATCTTCGCGGCAATTGCATCGGCCATCTATTTGCTCCCCAGCAATTGCGCCGCGGGGCTTTTCTCTTTGGCCTTCATGAAATCCTTCGGCATCGGAGGGCCGCGCTTGAGATCGGGCTTGGGCAGGCCGATCTTCTCCAGCTTCTCGCCCGGTCCCACGAACGGGTCTTTCGCCATGTCGAACAGACCACCCATCTAATTTCCTAACAATGCTTTGCTGGCAGACAGCCCGTCGGTCGCGCCAGTGGTGGAAGACAAGGCCCGCCCCTCGGACAGCCGACGCCGCTTCAGCAACGCCTGGGGCGTGTCCCCGGCGGTGTCCGCGGCCGGCGGCGGGGGCGCAGGCGCGGGGGCTGCTGTCTGTGTGCCGGGGTTGACGACGCCGCCCATTACTGGCCCATCAGGACCTTGGTCGCGACGGGGGCGTCTTCCGTCACACCGGAGGGTGAAGTCTTGATAGTCGCAGCGCGCCCTACGGCGGCGGCGCGGCGCTTGCGTTCGGCCAGCGCCTCTGCGCGGACCTCCGCGTCGGATCGTGTCGGGGGTGCAGCGGGTTCGACGATTTCAGGGGACGAACCCCCTCCGAATAAGCCACCCATAAAAAACTCCTCGGCCAAGGATAGTGTCTGGAGGGGGTTCAGACTAGCACCCTTGACCTAGTGCCACAAGTCATATAACGGCGTAGTCCACGTCCCGCGCCACGGGGCGCCGGCGCCGGTTCAGCGCCGCATGGTCCCGCCGGGCTATCGCCCGGTCGAACGTGATCGCGATCGCATCGCCGTTATTCGGGCTTGCGTAGCCCCGTTTCTTCATCCTGTCCTTCGGCTCCAGCTTCATCTGGCCCTTCAGGCTGTAGTCGTACAGCGGCGCCCCGAGGTCGTCCGCCAGTTGCCGGTCCCGTGGCAGGGTCGCCGTCGGGAGCCAGTCCCTGAGACCGCCCCACAACTCCGTCCTCTTGTTCGCGTACCGGTCCTTGTCATTGGCGCTGCCCCCCGCCGTCACCTCGATGACGCGGAAGCCCAGGCTCTTCAGGATGTCGATGACGCCGCCGCCCACGCCGTCGCCCTCAACGAAGCAGGCGTCCGGCTTGTACCGCTCGATAGCGTCCGCCACATGCCCGGCCAGTTCGGTGACGCTGCACCGCTTGTACTTCTGCCACGGCAGGACGTCGGCGTTGCGTCCCTGCCGGAACGCGATCACCGCCTCGTCGTCGCCGAAGCGCGCGGGGTCCACGCCCATGACGAGGGGCGCCCCCGGGTCGTCGGTCGGCTCGCGCTCCATCGCGTCGTCCACCTCGCCGCGGGAGATGAACTGGTTGTCGCCCTGCCGGGGGAACTCGCCGTAGACCTCGACGCGCGCCTCGTCGCTGTCCGCGCCGTACTGTGCGATGATGTCGTCGTAGAGTTGCCGGTCGTTCTCCTCCACCTCGCGGGCGTCAATCGTCTTCGTACTCCAGCTTGACCGGTCGGCGTTGAAGCACTCGAAGAAGGCGCCGCTCGGATTACGCGGATTGGAGATGGCGTACCAGAGACGGTGGATCGTGGGGTCCGTGAAGTAGCCCTGCGTGACCGGCCAGATGTTGGCGGGGATGCCGCTGGCCTCGTCGAACAGGACCATCATCCCGCGCATCGAATGCGCGCCCGCGAACGCGTCGGGGTTCTCCTCCGACCACAGCCGCGCCTGGATGTACCAGTAGGCGTCGTCGTAATCGGTGGTGGCCTTCAGGGCCTCGATCAGCCATGGCGCCGGCCGGAGGCTCATGGCGTTGTGCTCGAACCAGTGCGCGTGGATCGCCATCGTGGCCCACTTGCGGATCTCGGGGAAGGTGAACGTCTTCAGCTGCTGCTCGGTATTCGCGCTGACGATCACGGTGGAGGCAGGGACGCAACTGAACAGCCAGGTTGCCAGCCACGCCAGTTCAGCCGTCTTGCCGGTGCCCCGGCCCGACGATCGCGCCATCTTGTGGAGTGACGGGGTGTTCTTCTGGAGTACGAGGTTGCGGTTGTTGCGGATGTGATCGCGAACCTCCTCGAGGTCCTCGAGTTGCCATTTTCGCGGCTTGTCGAATTGCTCGAGGGGTGAGTGCGACCGGCCCCACGGGAAGGCGAACATGACGTAGGCGAGGGGGTCGTCCGCGAACTCGTACATTTTCTGGAGCAGCTGCAAGTCTGCTGGTTGGGCGGTGTACCGGTCGGCCATTTTTCTCTTTCAAAAAATTTTCAGAAAAATTGTCAGCGTGACCACCATAACTATTTTGCCGCCGCCGCAACTCCGGGGGTACCCCCTGTGCGCCCCCCGTCCATCAACCGCCAAATCCACAACCAAGCCGCGAACCAGACGCCACGACAGCCCAGCGAAACTGCTAACCCATTGATTTTGTTGGGTTTTGCATGTCGCATAATGTGTATTATGGATAGCTGGCATCCAAGATTGGCGGATTACCGCCATTTTTTGACTGGCGCGGGTTGTGGGGGTTTGTCTTCTGTGTCGGGGGTCTCTACCGACGGCGTGATGTCAATCAGGGTGGCCATATGTTCGAGCCGCTCGTTCGCCTGGGCCATGGCAGCCGATAGATCAATGACGGTATGCTGGACCGTCTGATTGACTTCAGACGGTATGACCTTGCTGATCATGGCGCAGAAGGTTTTAGGATCGTTCTGCGCCACCTCTACAAGGTATTCATGCTTGCCGACGGTCTCGAAGGCTTGATGCATCGCGGCGATAACGTCTTTACCGAGGGAGAGCGCTTCCCTCGGTCTGCCGGATGGATTGAGAGACGGTCCGCCTTTTCTCACTGCCGGGTTGTTAGAGGGCATTCTGAAAGTTCCTAAGATACCTCATGCGAGACAAGTGTATCGCTATGCGAGACAAAAGCAATTATTTTCGGTTGGGTGTAAAAAAGCGCTTGTAAACCTGTTTGGCGTGTGTATATTGAGGATATCGA